ACATCTTTTTTAACTTATTCTAATAGTCTCTATGTAATTAGGGGAGCAGAATCTGCTGCTGTTAATGCGTATGATTCTGATGGAAGTGTATCAGCACCTACTATTAACAATAGAGTAAATTTTGATAATCAAATTTCTACACTTAATACAAATGGTCATACATTTATTGGTAAGTGGAGAGGTTCTTTAGGTAACTCTATCAAAGTAGAGGTTTGCCCAGCAGATTCGGCTTCTGGTCTCGGCACAGCATTTACTGGATGGACTTACAAAAACGAATTTGACTCTAAACCACAAACTTCTACATATGCATCTAATAAAGGCGCTTTGAATGATGAAGTTCACGTTGTCGTACTTGATGAAGATGGAGAATTTTCAGGAACTAGAGGAACAGTTCTAGAAAGATATCCATTCTTATCTTTGGCGTCTGATGCTAAGAATACAGATGGTTCTAGTAACTACATGATCGATGTAATTAACAACAATTCTAGTTATATTTGGGCAGCAGGATTTAATTCTGATTTGACCAATACAGCTAATGCTGGCACAGACACTGTTAATGGTAGAGATTATGTATTGGATGCTGTTGCAGTTCAATCGTCTTCTCTGGTAGGCGGTGCAAATTCTGGAACTTTATCTCCAGCAACAATTAATGCTGGATACAATCTTATCCAAGACCCAGATACCTATCAAGTTGATTTCTTAATTGGTCCAGCATTACCTTCTACTAATGACAGTGCCGATGCAATTGCTGAAAACTTGATTGCCATTGCAGGAACAACACGCAAAGATTGTGTTGCTGTAATCTCTCCACCAAAATCAAAGGTAGTTAATAATAGTGGTTCTGAAGTAACCGATGTAATTGCATTTGCTGATGGTCTCGCTACAAGTTCTTATGCTTTTGTTGATGACCAACACTTGAAAATGTTTGACAAATACAATGATGAATTTATTTTCATCCCATCATCAGGTTCTACAGCTGGTCTTATGGCTCGAGCAGATAGAGATGCAGCGCCTTGGTTCTCACCGGCCGGTGTAAATAGAGGCACTTATTTCAACGTTGTAGGATTGTCTCACAATACGACTAAATCTCAGAGAGATTCACTTTACAGATCAGGAGTTAACCCAATTACAAACTTGCCCGGTCAAGGTGTAACTCTGTTTGGTGACAAAACTTTATCAAGAAAACCTTCTGCATTTGATCGTATCAATGTTCGCAGACTGTTTATTACTCTTGAAAGGTCTATTAGTCGTGCAGCAAGAAATGTTCTTTTTGAGTTGAACGACGAATTTACAAGAGCAGAATTTGTAAATATTGTTGAACCAGTTCTCAGAGACGTTAAAGGTCGCCGTGGAATTACTGACTTCAGAGTAGTTTGTGACGAAACAAACAACACTGCTGCTGTAATTGATCGTAATGAATTCGTTGCTACCATCTTCATTAAACCTTCCCGTTCCATTAACTACATTACTCTTAATTTTGTAGCAACTAGAACTGGTGTAGATTTTGAAGAAGTAGCTGGTCAAGCAGCTTAACCGCAATTAAGGAGATATAAAAGATGGCTATTCTTGGAGTTGATGACTTCAAAGCAAAACTGAAAGGTGGCGGTGCTAGACCTAATCTATTTAGAGCAACGATCAACTTTCCTGCTTATGCTCAAGGTGATGTAGAAATCACCTCTTTCATGTGTCGGGCAGCTCAGTTGCCCGGTTCTATCATGTCAGAAATCATTGTACCTTTCAGGGGTCGTGAGTTGAAGATTGCTGGTGACAGAACATTTGATGTTTGGTCGCCAACAATTATAAACGATACTGACTTCAATGTCCGTAATGCTATGGAACGTTGGATGAATGGTATTAATGCACATTCTGCAAACACTGGAATTGTTAATCCTACGGATTATCAAACAGACTTGGTTGTAGAGCAACTTGATAAGGATGAAAGTATATTAAAAACGTATACGTTTAGAGGTTGTTTCCCTACTAACATTGATCCAATTGACCTGTCCTACGATCCAGCGGCAGCTATTGAGGAATTCGGTGTGACTTTCCAAGTTCAGTACTGGGAATCCAACACAACTTCCTAACAGAAGTGCTAAATAGGGGGGAGAATGAACTCTCCCCTATTATTATATTTGGAGACATGTTTTGGCAGACGATAATAGTTTAAAACTCTTTGGGTTTGAAATCTCTAGAGCTAGAAACGAAAAGAAAAAAGAACAACTACCGTCTATTGTACCACCATTAGATGATGATGGCGCAGGATATGTCACTGCTGCCGGAAGCCATTATGGTTCCTATGTTGACTTGACTGGTGAGCAAGCAAAAGACGATAAAGATTTAATTAGACAATACAGAACAGTTGCAATGCATCCTGAAGTAGATGCTGCTGTTGAAGATATTGTTAATGAAGTTATTTCAGGTGAAGATGATATTGTAGAACTTAATCTTGATGAAGTAGAAACTACAGATTCTATTAAGAAGCAAATCAAAGAAGAGTTTGATGGTCTCTTAGGTATGCTAGACTTTAAGAACTATGCACATGATATCTTCCGTAGATACTATGTTGATGGTCGTGTCTATCACCACTTAGTAGTAGACCCTAAGTCACCGCAAAGTGGTATTCAAGAAGTTAGACCTATTGATGCTACAAAGATTCGTAAAGTAAAAGAAGTCAAAAAAGAAAAAGACCCCGCTACTGGTGTAGATATTGTTAAAAAAGTTGATGAGTATTTCCTTTACTCTGATACCAACCAAACAAAATTTACCAGTACTATGAAGGGTGGGACTACTGTAAAGATTTATCCTGATGCTATTAGTTATGTTACTAGTGGATTGCTTGATTCTACTCGTAAGAAAGTTGTATCTTACTTACATAAAGCACTGAAACCTATCAATCAGTTGCGTATGATGGAAGATGCTCTGGTTATCTACAGGTTGTCCCGTGCGCCTGAAAGACGTATTTTTTATATTGATGTAGGTAATATGCCTAGAGGTAAAGCTGAACAATACCTTAAAGACATTATGACCAGATACAGAAATAAGATGGTCTATGATGCTAATACAGGTGACCTTAAGAATGATTCTAAGCATATGTCTATGCTGGAAGACTTCTGGTTACCAAGACGTGAAGGTGGTAGAGGCACAGAGATTGCTACACTCCCCGGTGGACAGAACTTGGGTGAGATTGATGATATTCTTTATTTCCAAAAGAAACTCTATAAGGCACTTAATGTTCCTGTAAGTAGACTTGATCCAGAGCAAGGTGGTGGTGGTATTCTTGGTAGAACTACTGAGATTACTAGAGATGAGTTTAAGTTCCAAAAGTTTGTAGACAGACTGCGTAGAAGATTTGCAGACTTGTTCTATAACATTCTTAAGAAACAACTTCTTCTTAAAGGTATTATTACTGAAGAAGATTGGGATACTTGGAAGAGTGATATTACTGTAGAGTATATTACTGATAATTACTTCACAGAACTTAAAGATGCTGAGATTCTAAGAGAACGTGTAAATATGCTGAGAGACTTAGAACCTTATGTTGGTGTATTCTATTCTAAAGAATGGACTCAAAAGAAAGTATTGATGTTATCTGATGATGACATTAAAACAATGGCAGATCAGATTGATAAAGAAAAGAAATCTGGTGAAATTGAAGAACCAGAACCCGAAGAATAGAATCTTATAAATAATATTACGAAATTTTTATTGAGGCAATTAAATGACTGAAATCGTTGATTTTTTAAATAATGTTACAACAAAGAACTTTGTAGAGGCTGAAAAGCAGTTTGCAGAGTTAGTTAATGATAGACTTACCTCTCGTTTAGATGATGAGAAGGTCCGTGTTGCCAATTATGTTTTTAATAATGTTACTGATGCTGAACTAGAAGATGAAGTAGAATTATCATCCGAACAAGAATATTCAGAAGTAGAAGCAGATGAAGACATTTAAAGAATTTAGTCTCAACATTGCCCCTAAAGGTCATAAGATTGTTAAGGTCTTAGACACTAAGGGTGGTGAAGTCATGATTACTAAGAAAGATAATACTTTCCATATCATGTATGATAACCAGACTGTTGACACTGAAGAGAACGAACGGGAGGCTATGAAGTCTGCCCGAAATTTTGGACAAATGATGAGTAAGGGCAAACTCGGTGGAGCAAGCTCTTCTAAGTTAGGTGGCAAAAGAATTGGTCAAGGTGGATACTTTAAATGAAACTGATTACAGAACATACAGAAAATGTTGAATACATTATCGAAGCCAAAGAAGGCGGCGGTAAGAATTATGTAATCGAAGGTATTTTTGCCCAAGCTGAACAAAAGAACCGAAATGGTAGAATTTATCCAAGAGCAATCTTGGAGAATGCAGTTTCTAAGTATGATACGGAACAGGTGCGCACACAACGTGCGGTAGGTGAGTTAAATCATCCAGCTGGTCCTATCATTAACTTAGATAAAGTATCCCATCGTATCACCGAACTCAAGTGGAACGGTAATGATGTGATGGGTAAAGCGCTTATCCTTGACACACCTAATGGACAGATTGTTAAAGGTCTCTTAGATGGTGGAGTTAAGCTAGGTGTTTCGACTCGTGGTATGGGAACTCTTGAGCAGAGAAATGGTGTGAACATGGTCGGTAAAGACTTTGTTCTTAGCACTGTAGACATCGTGCAAGACCCTTCTGCACCGTCAGCTTTCGTTGATGGAATTATGGAAGGTGTAGAGTGGATTTGGAACAATGGTGTTCTGGAAGCTCAAGAACTTGAAAAAATTGAGACTGAAATTAATAATGCTTCTAGGTCTGACCGTTCTGCGGTTGAGATTCGGGAGTTTAAAAATTTCCTCTCTAAGATTAATCTTTAATAGGAGATAGAAATGTCCGATCAAGAAATGTATGAAGACATTGAATCTGTTGAAGAGATTATTGAGGAAGAAACTTCCGAAGAATCTGTAGAAGCAGAAGAAGTGTCTGAAGCAAAAGATGGAGTAGAAACTCCAGCGGCTGCTATCGCTTCTGTTGGCGCTGCTGGTAAAGCAGTCAAAAGCAAAGCAAAAGTTCCGGGTGGGGAAGCAAGCAAGGGCGACCAAGTTGCTGACAAAATTCCGGGATCAAAAGCAGGCATGATTAATGCTATGTATTCTGAAATGTCTAAAATGAGAAAGTCTGATCTTCAGGCATCTTACGGTAAAATGATGAATGCTATGAAAATGAAAGAAGATGTAGACGCAGAAGATTTTGATACAGATGAAATTCATGAAAAAGTTGCATCAGTAAATGTTGATGTAACTGCTGACATGAATGCTCTGGTAGAATCTGAAGCAACTCTCTCTGAAACCTTTAAAGACAAAGCAGCAGTTATCGTAGAAGCTGCGGTTAAGTCTAAGGTGTCTGAGGAAGTATCTCGCATCGAATCTGAACTTCAGGAAGAATTTGACGAAGAACTCAAAACCACCCGTGAGGAAATGGTAGAGCAAATCGACGGATACTTGCACTACGTTGTAGAAAAGTTTATGGAAGAGAACAAACTCGCTATCGAGAATGGTCTCCGCACTGAACTTGCAGAAGACTTCATGACTGGTCTTAAGAACCTGTTCACTGAGTCTTATGTAGACGTACCAGAGTCCAAAGTTGATTTGGTTGATGAGCTTGGTACTCAGGTTCGTGAACTTGAAGAGAAGTTGAACGAAACCACAGAATCCTCTATCCATATGTCTGGTGAACTGGAAGAACTCAAGCGTGATGCAATCATTCGTGAGCATTCCCGTGATCTTGCTGAGACACAGGTAGAGAAGTTGAAAACTCTAGCAGAAGATATTGATTTTGAAGATGCTGAAACTTTCGCAATGAAAGTATCTACCATCAAAGAATCTTACTTCACAAAGAAAACTCCATCTGTTGTAGGTGAAGAAATGATTGACGAATCTGTAGATGAGGAAGAAATTCCATCTTCTATGGCTCGTTACGTTACTGCACTTAGACAGACACATAAACCACAATAATTAAGAAGGTGTATCAATTATGACTCCGAATATTTCTTACGATAGACTCGTAAATAAGTGGGCTCCAGTACTTAACGAAGAAACTGCTGGTCCTATTTCCGACAATCACCGTAGACAAGTTACTGCGGCGATCCTTGAAAACCAAGAAATTGCTATGCGTGAAGAATCGCAGCAGTCCTCTTTCGGTGTAATTTCCGAAGCAGGAACTGAGACAGGTAGCGTACAGAACTTTGATCCAGTATTGATTTCACTGGTTCGTCGTGCTATGCCTAACCTGATTGCATACGATGTATGTGGTGTGCAGCCAATGACTGGTCCTACTGGTCTCATCTTTGCGATGAAGTCCGCATACAAGACCACCCGTGCTGGTGCTACTTCTGGTGACGAAGCACTGTTTGACGAAGCAATTACTGGTTTCTCCGGCGACTCTTCGTTTGATCAGGACACTGCTGAAGATCCAGCTGGTCTGGACTCTGCTGCTGTAGGTTCTGACTCGACTGGTGACGATGACCGTCGTACCGCACTTGCTGGTCTTT